CATGAGGTTTTAATTGGTCTATTTCTTCATCCATTTTTCCTCCAGTTCTATTATTTGTTTATTGATTGAATCAATTACTTCATGATCTAAGCATTTCATTTCAGCACATACTTTGTATGCCCTGCGTAATGCTTTCAGATCATCAAGACTTTTTGCATCTTTAACTTTGTTAAGAAATAATAAAGTTAGTCTTGAAAACTTTGATTCAAGTTCTTTTTCTGTAGTTTTGATAATGCTTTCTAATTCTTTTTCTGCGTAATGCATTCCAACACCTCAGACAATTTAGTTTTTTTGTTAGCTAATTGACCTGTCTTTATTGCGTATTGCTTTCTCAGGTTTTTCATAAACACAGGAAAGTCTTTAGCTTTACCTTTAAATACAATCGACATAGCGATCTCCTTTCATACTTCAAGTTGTATTATTACTACTTTGTTCTATAATGTCAAGTAGTTAGTAGCGACCTAGTGAAAGATCGCTACTAGCTTTTGCACTATGCTACTTTCTTTTGAAAGATTGTAGCTAAGAGTTCATCAACTTCTTTCGCTGTCGCTGTATTCTTAACAGCTTCAGGATCAGCTTTCTTAACTCTTGGTTTGTAGTCCCATCCAGTTCTTTCTTTGTAGATATCTTTAGATACCTGAATGAACTGCTCGTAAGCTATCTTTTGTTCTAATAGCTTCTTGATGGCTACAACCTCAGACTCAATAGATGTAGTAGCTATTTCGCTACCATCATAATCTCGTCTTTTCTGTTTAAGACGAACTCCTATGTCATGCATTAGGTTCATGCAGGAATTGAGTCCTATCTCTGAACCTCTAATCAAATTCTCTAAACAACCTTTCTCAGGAGTATAGGTATTTGTGTCAAGGTTCTCCGACAATGCAAAACCAGCAAAGTGTTCTGCGATTGTGTTTACTGCGGTAGTAAGTTTCTTCATTTTATCCTCCTTTGGTTAATGATTAAACTTGGCAACTCGTCAGGAAACCACCATAAAAAGGGATCAAGTGTTAAATTGGGGGGAACCTTTAGGGGGAACCGATTTAATACTTGAAGCCCACTCCTCGTGTGTGGGCGAGTCCTCTTTTTTGGATGGTTTACTTTGCCCAAGTATTTAATCATCCAAAGGAGGAAAATGGTAGAAACTTCCGCAGTAACACTCGCTAGACACTGCTAGGTCTTGTGTTCATTGTCGGTAGCTTGACACAACATACATCTACCGCTATACTACCTGAAAGGTTAAAACAGAATTTGATAGAGGTTAGATAGAGTTCAATGCCCAAACTACCAATCATGACTAAGCATTCGTCAGAAAAGACTCAGATTAGTGGTAAAGCGAAATCGCTTGTAGATACGCTTGTAGCCACAGGTTGTACCATCACAGAAGCATCAAAACTCGCAGGTTACAAGGGTAATTCTGCTAGAGTAAGTGCTTCAAGGATGCTACGAAAACCTGAGGTACAAGCATACATGATGCAAGAGATACAGCGAGGGTTTGGGCTGAACTCTGCAAAAGCTAGTGCCAAGCTGGTAGCCCTTTCTCAGGGGGCTAAGTCTGAGTATGTTCAGCTCGAAGCTAGTAAAGACATACTTGATCGAGCTGGTTTCAAAGCCCCTGAGAAACACCAACACCTTGTCGGTGGCGATTTCTCCATTAACATAGACTTGTCGTAGAAATCACAGGGCTACCGCTTGTCTGTAACCACTGGGGTCTAAAAATCTAGGCACTGCTACAGGTAGTGGGGTTGCCCACACAATATAGTTCTTTAAGGTTCGTTCAATTTGTGCTAGATAAATAGCATGGCTTACAAAACACCAGCATGGATGAGAAAAGCAGGGAAGAATCCGAAAGGTGGACTCAATGCTAAAGGTCGTGCATCTTATAAAGGTGGTACACTAAAAGCACCTGTTAAGAGTGGCGACAATCCTCGTAGAGCATCTTTCCTTGCTAGAATGGGGAACATGCGTGGCCCAGAGTATAAGAATGGTAAGCCGACTAGACTTCTTTTAAGTTTGAGAGCATGGGGTGCTTCCTCAAAAGCAGACGCAAGAAAGAAAGCTAGAAATATATCAATGCGTCTTAAAAAGAAAAAAAAGAAAGGTAAATAGTTATGTATGGTAAAAAGTCATCAAGTAAGTCAATGTTGAAAGGTAAACAAAAAAATCTACCTCCTGCATTGAAGAAAAAGATACTAGCTTCTAAGATGAAAAAGAAAAAGAAAAGTGCCTAAATATTGGGTGCGTGTTTGGATATTAGGAGATACACAACTATTGGAGGAGAATGTTTTGACAGAAGAAGAGTTTAAAAATTTTTCTGCTCCAATAGGTACGAGAGTAACATATGAGGATTATGATGCAAAGATACACACCAAAAACTGACCAAGAGAATGGTCGTAACAATTCAAGGAGAAACTATGAAGAGTCAAGAGAAATCAGAAAAAGAAGCTCCCAAGAACAAAGAACATATGAAAATGTTAAAGAGAGGGGAGAAAACAGCGAAAGCAATACTGGAAGCGGAAGCTAGAGAAAAGAAAGAACGAAGAGCAAGACAAATAAAACAGTACGCAGAAATTAAAATGATGAAAGGACATTCTGAAGAACAAGCCTTGAAAATGGCAGAAGAACAGATTACAACAGACCTATGATGAAAAAATTAACAAAAAGACAGGAAACTACCTTAAAGAAACATTCTGTTCATCACACTAAAAAACATATGGACTTTATGAAAAAGGAGATGCGGAAAGGAAAAACATTTACTATTGCACACCGAATGGCATTAAAGAAAATAGGGAAATAGTAAATGAGTAAAACTGCAACAAAAACAAAACCTAAACTATGGAAGCGTATTGTTGCTAGAATAAAATCACAAGCATCACATGGTACTGCGAGTGGACAATGGTCAGGAAGAAAAGCCCAAGCGGCAGTTAAGGCTTATAAGAAAGCAGGTGGTGGATATAGAGGTGGTGGTAAATCTAAAACATCATTAGCTAAATGGTCTAAGCAAAAATGGAGAACTAAGTCAGGTAAACCATCATCAAAAACAGGAGAAAGATATTTACCAGCAAAAGCAATTAAATCTTTATCTGCAAGAGAATATGCTCGTACTACTGCTAAGAAAAGAAGAGATAAAGCATCAGGTAAACAATTTAGTAAACAACCAAAGTCAATAGCAAGAAAAGTAAAAAGATATAGAACATGACAATCTATAGTCAAATACCTTTGAGAGATTTACAAAGGTTAAGAATAGTAGTTAAGAATAATCATATGAAACATTATCCAACAGATAAGGTAACAGACAAAGAAGCGGATAGAATCATTGAATCTATATCTCCACATACAAGAGAAAAATTAATCAAGTTAGCGGTAGATTATGGGATCACTGAATTATAAACCTGATGGTCAGGTATTAAAAAATTTTTTAAAAGATAATGATTTCTTTAGAGGACTTCGTGGCCCAGTTGGTTCAGGTAAATCTGTTGCTTGTTGCATAGAAATTATTAGAAGAGCATTAATACAACAACCATCTGAAGATGGTAAAAGAAAATCAAGATGGGCTGTAATAAGAAATACAAACCCACAATTAAGAACTACTACAATTAAAACTTGGCTTGATTGGTTTCCTGAAGAAGAATGGGGAAGATTTCAATGGAGTGTACCTTATACTCACAAGATAGCAAAAGGAGATATAGAACTAGAAGTTATCTTTTTAGCACTTGATAGACCTGAAGATGTAAAAAAATTATTATCATTAGAACTTACTGGTGTATGGATTAATGAAGCAAGAGAAATACCTAAGTCAATAGTAGATGCTTGTTCAATGAGGGTAGGAAGATATCCATCTATGAGAGATGGTGGCCCAAGTTGGTATGGTGTTATTGCAGATACTAACCCACCTGATACAGATCATTGGTGGGCTATACTTGCAGGAGAAACTGTAATACCTGATTACATAACAAAACAAGAAGCAAAGATGTTAATCAAACCTGATAATTGGAAATTTTTTAATCAACCACCTGCTATGTTAGAAATTAAGAATAAAGAAAATGAAGTAGATGGTTATGATATAAATAATAAATCTGAAAATCAAAAGAACCTTACACCAAACTATTATAAAAATATTATACGAGGTAAAACTAAATCTTGGATTGATGTATATGTATTAAATAAATTAGGACAAGTAGAAGATGGTAAACCTGTATATGAATCATTTAATGAAGAAGTTCATGTTGCAAAAGGAGATGTTGCTATAGCTGAGGGTGTTCCAATATTTGTAGGTATAGATTTTGGTCTTACACCTGCTTGTGTATTTGCACAGCGTATTAGAAGTAGATGGGTAGTTATAGATGAATTAGTTGCAGAAGATATGGGTATAGTAAAATTTTCAGATGTAATGAAACAGCATATGGCAAAATATTTACCAAGAGATTTTTATATATATGGCGATCCAGCAGGAGATCATAGAGTACAAACAGATGAATCAACACCATTTCAAATACTTAGAGGTAAAGGAATACATGCAAGACCTGCACCATCAAATGATGTATTGATAAGATTAGAATCTGTAAATTCAGTATTATCAAGAATGGTAGATGGAGAGTCAGGAATATTACTTGATCCTAAATGTAATAATTTAATTCGTGGTTTTTCAGGTGGATATCACTATAGACGACTTCAAGTATCAGGAGAAAGATATGATGATAAACCAAATAAAAATAGATTTTCTCATATTCATGATGCTTTACAATATTTACTTCTAGGAGCAGGAGAGGGAAGAGCATTGACTATTGGCAAGAAATCTAATAAACCTGTAGTTGCGAAAAGGAACTTTAATGTATTTGATGTTAAACCTAAAAGCGTTTACGAAAGGAGAAGATAAATATGTGTGCAGGCCCATTTAGACCAAAAGCTCCCCCACCACCTCCACCACCAGTCGAGGAGGAAAGTGTAAGGCAACAAAGAAAAAGATTAAGATCACAAGAGATGGCAGAAAAGAAAAGATTAAAAGAACAACAATTTGAAGAAAGAGTTGCCGCTTTCACAGGTAGAAGAGGTAGAAGATCATTATTAGCAGGTAGAAGAGGCGGACAAGGTTTTGAAATTTCAGCTCAGCTTATGTCTAAACCTACATTAGGAGCATAATGGTAGTTGAAGTAAAACCACAAAGACCAGAAGAATATTCTGATTCTAAAGTAAAGCAATTACTTAATAGATATAATCATGCAAAATCTATTAAGGATTTATGGCTTCCTACTTTTGAAGAATGTTATGAATATGCTTTACCACAAAGAGAATCTTTTTATACTGAATCTATTGGTAGAAGAAGATCAGATCGTATATTTGATGAAACAGCAGTAGTAGGAGTTCAAGAATTTGCAAGTAGATTACAATCAGGAATTGTACCTAATTATGCAAGATGGGCAGACTTTGTAGCTGGTTCAGAAGTTCCAAAACAAAATCAAAGAGAAGTTAATTTATTATTAGATGAAGTAACTGAGTATGTATTTGAGATATTACAAAACTCAAACTTTTCCCAAGAAGTACATGAAACATTTTTAGATTGTGCAGTAGGTACAGGTGTACTTTTAGTAGAAGAGGGAGATGCAATACA